TCGTAGATTTTTTATTGCTTGTGGATATACTGAAAAGCAATGGAAAGATGCTTTATTGGTGCATCTCAAACAAGCAGAATAAACCGAATAAAAAGATACGGGGGTCTACACCCCCCTTTTTTATGTTTTCTTGTATAATTAATACAGGATGCCGAAAGGATCCACAAAATACAAACTCGCTTAAAAAGGAGCTACTAAAATGACTAGTATTGCAAGATATACTGCTGCGGATCTTCCTGCCTTAATGGATAAGATCACTCGCAACTCTATTGGAATGGATGAGTACTTTGATCGTCTTTTCCATCTGCACGAAACCACCACAAACTATCCACCATATAATCTTGTTCAAGTTAGTAATGTAGAATCACGACTTGAACTTGCTCTTGCTGGATTTAAAAAGAAGGAGGTTTATGTCTACACGCAAGATGGCAAACTTTTTGTTGAAGGTCAGAAAGAGGATAAAGAAACGGAGTCCAACTATCTCCACAAGGGTTTGGCTCAACGATCTTTCAAAAGAGCATGGACACTCTCTGATGATACTGAAGTACGATCAGTTGATTTTGAGGATGGGCTTTTAACCATTACTCTTGGTAGAATTGTTCCAGAGTATCATAAAAGAAAGGATTATCTCTAAATAAATAAAAAACTAGATGAAATCCTTCAAGGAGTTTCAAACAATCGCATATAAAGGAGCAGTTCCTCATACTGTTTATTCCCAAGGAAAATCAAAAAGAATTCCAAAAGGAAAGGCAGTCCCTGTAAGAAGTCGCTCAAGTGCTGGTGGTGGTAATGGAAATGGTGGGAACGGAGGGGGTGGAAATGGTGGCGGGGATGGTGGAGAATAAATAATATTGAATATCGTCGGCGCTTTGCCAACAGAGGGGTAACTGGCCAAATCCAGTTGACACCCCTCTTTTTTATTGGTAGAATACATAAAGGATGTGGAGTATTAATGTCACTAAAACTAGTAACTCTTAAGTCTGGAGAAGACATAATTTGCGATATTAAAGAAATTCATAAAGATGATACCGCAGTCGCATATAGGTTGGAAATACCTTATACAATTAAATTGATGAACACTCAGAGTCTTTTCGAGGGGTCTGGAGAAACTGATTTTCAAATTGGGTTTTATCCATGGCAACCACTCACTCAAGATACTGAAATTGTAATTCCTTTGGATTGGGTTGTTTCTGTCACAAACCCGATTCAAATGATTGAAAAATCCTATTTGGAAAAAATAGAAAAATTTAAACAAGCTTTGGAGAAAAAGAATGAAACCAGCATTAGTAGTGTTGATGGATCAACAGATTCTAGTGACACAGATTGAAGAAGTTGGATCTGAACTGGGTGAACCAGACTGTAGACTTGTTAAACCATTTCTTGTTAAATATCAAAAACTTGAAACTTTACCTCCAACATTGGAACCATGGTTAAATGATGTCACAACTCAGGATACATTCATGATTCATTCTGATAAAATACTGACGATTACAGAACCTCGTCCAACTCTTGTAGAAAAATACACTGAACTTATTAAATGAGATTTTATACTAATGTCCAGATGATCGGGAACAAGTTTCTTGTTCGCGGGTATGATAACGGGAACCATGTGATGTTTAAGGAGGAATACTCCCCAACATTGTTTGTTCCTTCAAAAAGAGAAACAAAATATAAGACATTAGATGGAGAATCAGTAGAACCTATTCAACCAGGATCTGTAAGAGATTGTAGAGACTTTTACAAAAAATACGAAGATGTGCAGGGATTTAAGATTTATGGAAATGAAAGGTATATTTGCCAATACATTTCTGATAAGTATCCCGAAGAAGAAATCAAATTTGATATCAGTAAGATCAAACTAACAACAATTGATATTGAGGTTGCAGCTGAGCATGGATTCCCTGATACGGAGTCTTGCTCAGAAGAAATTCTTACGATTACAATTCAAGATTATACTACCAAACAAATCATGACCTGGGGCGTGAAACCCTTTGAAAACAAGCAGAAGAATGTAAAGTATTTTCATTGCTCTACAGAACATGCTCTTCTTAGTTCATTTATTAACTGGTGGATGCAAGAAGATAATATCCCAGAAGTTGTGACTGGGTGGAATATTCAACTCTATGATATTCCATATCTTGTTGGTCGTTTAGATAAAGTTCTTGGCGAAAAACTTGCCCGTCGCATGTCTCCCTGGGGTCTTGTGTCTGAAGAGGAGATTTATGTGAAAGGTCGCAAGCATAAAGCTTATGACATTGGAGGAATCACTCAATTGGATTATCTTGATTTGTATAAGAAATTTACCTATACAAATCAAGAATCATATCGTCTTGATCATATCGCCAATGTGGAACTCGGTCAGAAGAAACTAGATCACAGTGAGTATGATACCTTCAAAGACTTTTATACTCAAAACTGGCAAAAGTTTGTAGAGTATAACATTGTGGATGTGGAACTTGTTGACCGTTTGGAAGACAAGATGAAACTAATTGAACTTGCTCTCACTATGGCATATGACGCAAAGGTTAACTTTGTGGATGTATTTTATCAAGTTCGTATGTGGGATAGTATTATCTACAATTATCTTAAGAAAAGAAATATTGTAATTCCGCCAAAAACTAAGACTGAGAAAAATGACAAGTATGCAGGCGCGTATGTTAAAGAACCGATTCCTGGGGTTTATGATTGGGTGGTCAATTTTGACCTCAATAGCCTATATCCTCATCTTATCATGCAGTACAACATCTCCCCAGAAACTCTCTTGGAAGAAAGACATCCAACTGCAAATGTTGAGAGGGTATTGAATCAGGAGATTAATTTTGAGTTATATAAAGACTATGCGGTTTGCGCAAATGGTGCAATGTTCCGTAAAGATGTTCGTGGATTCTTACCCGAACTGATGGAAAAGATCTATAAAGATCGCACAGTTTTTAAAAAGAAAATGATTGCGGCAAAGCAAGAGTATGAAAAAACAAAAAATAAGGAACTTGTAAAAGAGATTGCCCGCTGTAATAACATTCAGATGGCACGAAAGATTCAACTTAACTCAGCTTATGGTGCTATTGGGAATCAATACTTCCGCTATTATAAACTAGCAAATGCTGAAGCAATCACTCTATCTGGACAAGTGAGTATCAGGTGGATTGAAATTAAGATGAATGAATATTTAAACAAACTTCTTAAGACTGAAGGTGAGGATTATGTTATTGCTTCAGATACTGATTCCATTTATCTTAATATGGGCCCTGTGGTTGAAACTGTATTCAAAGGAAGAGAGAAAACTACTGAAGGCATTGTTTCGTTCCTTGATAAGGTCGCTACGATGGAACTTGAGAAGTATATTGAAGGTTGCTACCAAGAACTGGCGACCTATGTGAATGCTTACGATCAAAAGATGCAGATGAAGCGAGAGAATATTGCTGACCGTGGAATCTGGACTGCCAAGAAGCGTTATATTCTGAATGTTTGGGATAGCGAAGGAGTTCGTTATGAAGAACCCAAACTAAAAATCATGGGCATTGAAGCGATTAAATCTTCTACTCCCGCACCTTGTCGTAAAATGTTGAAGGAATCCTTCAAAATTATGATGAACGGGACAGAGAAAGAGGTTATTGAATTTATTGATCAGTGTAGAAAACAATTTAAGTCTTTGCCACCAGAAGAAATTTCTTTTCCAAGATCAGTTTCCGATGTTAATAAGTACAGATCACACTCTTCAATTTATGAAAAGGGAACTCCGATTCATGTTCGTGGGGCACTTCTTTATAATCATTATATAAAAGAAAAGAAGTTGACAAATAAATATTCTCTCATTCAAAATGGTGAGAAAATTAAGTTTGTTTATCTTAAAAAACCAAATCCAATGCATGAAAATATTATCTCATTTATTCAGGAATTTCCCAAAGAGTTTGTCATTGACAAATATATCGACTATGACCTACAATTTGAGAAAGCATTCGTTGAGCCATTGAGAATTATTCTTGATGCTATTGGATGGAAAGTTGAAGAAACTGTAAACCTTGAATCATTTTTTGCTTAATGGATTTACCTATTAACGATAAAGAACTGGATACAATTGTAAAAGCACTTGGATTTGGTGGAGACGCTGCTCTGTATCACAAACTTAAACTTATTAAAGAACTGAGAGAACAGGGCCTCCCTTACAAAAAAATACTTCGTGAAGAATATGGAATAGCAGCATAATGGAATTGCCAATCACCGAAAATGAATTTAAAAAGATTCTTGAACTTCTTAAAAAATCTGGTGAAAAGCAATTGTATAATAAATTGTGGTCGTTTAATTTTACTAGGAAAAAATAATTATGGATTTTCTTAAAGATATTGTAAAAGAAATTGGTGATGACTTTACTAAGTTAGCATCTGATATTGATGAGACTGAGACTTATGTTGATACGGGTTCGTACATTTTTAATGCACTGGTTTCAGGTAGCATATTTGGTGGTGTATCTGGGAATAAGATTACTGCTATTGCTGGAGAGTCTTCTACTGGAAAGACTTTCTTTTCTCTCGCTGTGGTTAAGAATTTTCTTGATATTCACCCCGATGGTTATTGTCTCTACTTTGATACTGAGGCTGCTATTACCAAATCTCTTGTAGGATCCCGTGGAATTGATACTTCTCGTCTTGTGGTTGTCAATGTTGTTACTATTGAAGAGTTTCGCACAAAGGCACTTAAAGCCGTAGATATGTACTTGAAAGCACCAGTGGAAGAACGCAAACCTTGTATGTTTGTGTTAGACTCTCTAGGTATGCTTTCTACGGAAAAGGAAATTACTGATGCACTGAACGACAAACAAGTTCGTGACATGACCAAATCGCAATTGGTCAAAGGTGCATTCCGAATGTTAACTCTTAAACTAGGTCAAGCAAATGTCCCGCTCATTGTCACAAATCATACATACGATGTCATCGGAGCTTATGTACCAACAAAAGAAATGGGCGGAGGTTCTGGACTCAAATACGCAGCAAGTACGATCATTTATCTCAGCAAAAAGAAAGAAAAGGATGGAACAGAAGTGGTCGGCAATATTATCAAAGCTAAGACTGCTAAATCGCGTTTAAGTAAGGAGAACAAAGATGTTGAAGTCCGTTTGTATTATGATGAGCGCGGCCTTGATCGTTACTATGGTCTTTTGGAACTTGGTGAGATTGGTGGACTCTGGAAGAATGTAGCAGGACGATATGAAATTGATGGGAAGAAACTATACGCCAAACAAATACTTTCGGAACCAGAGAAATATTTTACGCCAGAAGTAATGCAAGCACTTGATGAAATCGCAGGAAAGGAATTTAGTTATGGAGAAAGTTGAGTTTCTAGTTCTTAGAAACCTTTTACACAATGAAGAATATGTAAGAAAAGTAATTCCTTTCATTAAATCTGAATATTTTGAAGACTTTAATCAAAAAATTGTATTTGAAGAAATCTTAAAGTTTGTTCAACAATACAATCAACCAGCAACAAAAGAAGTTCTTTGTATTGAGGTAGAAAATCGTCAAGATATTAATGAGACATCATTCAAAGAAATTACTCAAATTATTAGCTATCTTGAAGATGAACCCTCAGAATTTAATTGGTTAGTAGATACTACAGAAAAGTGGTGTCGTGATCGTGCAATTTATCTTGCTCTCATGGAATCAATCCATATTGCAGATAATAAAGATGAAAAGAAAAATCGTGATGCTATTCCTGGAATTTTATCAGATGCTCTTGCTGTTTCTTTTGATACTCACATTGGACACGATTATCTTTTAGATTATGAGGAACGCTATG